GAGATCCTTCAGGATACAGAAGACCTTTTGATGGTAGGCTTACCATTTCTGTTTGTAACTTTTTTTCAGCCATGTTTATAACTTTAGTCATTTATTGTTACATATACATATATGAGTAGATAAAAAGAAGCGCCAAAAGGCGCTTCTTCTTTGTAGATATATTAATAAATTAGAATCTTAATAAACAGTAATCCATTGCAAGAGTCATGCTGATTGTTTGGGCAGTATTAGCATTTGACCAATCGGCATCTGAAAAGTCAACACTCTTAATGAATGTTCCTTTACATTCCCACTCTTCAACAACATCACCAACTGGACCTAAAGAACGGAATTTAACATCTTTTTTATAAAAATCCTGATAACCATCTCTACCAGTTACGGATTCATGGTGTAGTCTAAACCAGTTCATTACAGCTTGGGCACCTGAAGGGTTAATAGGATCATATAATTCACATGTAATATCTCCCCAATTAACTTTACCTTTTAACTTTCTTTTGAGGTTAATGTGGTCAAGAGTAATTTCCTCGAATGAGGGTTTTGGTCTGTCAGCTTTTTTAACTAAGTAAGCTGGTACTCCTTCGATATCGAAGTAAAATCTGTTTTTAGTTTTGGGTTCGTATGTTTTATAAAACATACCGATTGTGCCCATATCATCGTTCTTTAAAATTCCCATTTTATTTTTGTTTTATCGTTGTTGGTTATTGATACATATATTAGTCTTCAAAAGAAGCACCAGTTGGGGTTAAAACAAAGTCAAGAGCTATAAACTCTGCTGTTTTAGTTGGTTGCAGGAACACTTGTCCTACAAGTTTATTTTGGTCGATAACATCTGAAGTGTTTAATTGACCATCCATTTTAACTTGGAAAGCATATAATCCTTGTCTTTGGACTAAGTTTTCTAAGTATGGGTTAACTTTCCTTAAGAATCTTTGGCGAGTTTCTTCGGTGTTTTGCTCAAAAACAAGTCCTTGGGCAAATCCATTGACTGTGTCTTTTACGTCAAGTAATAAACGTCTAACGTTGACTCTATCGAGCGCACTTGCGGCTTGTTGAAGCGTTTTTTGCCCGAATACTACTACACCTTGTCCTGGGAAAGTTGCTAATGGATTAACTTTAGATGTATAAAGATCATCACGTTGAGCTTTACTTAATTTAGTTTCAACTTTAGGTACGTTATTTAATCCACCTCTAGTTAAACCAGCAGGAGCAAACCATGGGGCAGCAATACTATCATTTTTAGCATATACACCCGGAATTATAGTTGAAGCAGGTGCCCAAACATTTTTACCTAAAACCCTACTATTTACCTGTACCCATGGCCAGTAAGAGGCAGCGAATGAAGTATCTCTTTCTTCAGCTTCGTTTTTAACATTAGCTACAGTTGCACCATATCCATATAAATCTACTACAGCCATATAATCACCTCTAGTTTCGGCATTTTCAATAATAGTAGTAATAGTGCTGTTATGGTCATTATTATTTAATCCAGGAGCTATAAGTGTTTTAAATTTATATTCTTCCTTATTAGTTAATATAGAAATTGCTTTCGTATAATCTCCAGGTGCTAAACCTTGGATATTAGTTGCACTTGATGCTGATCCATAGATAGCAGCAACACTTCCAAAATTATCACCTACACCTGTACCAAAGGTTCCAGATCCTGATTGTGGGAGTAATTGGTCATAAGCTAATCCATCTGAGTTTCTGGTATTTACGCTACCATTAGCTGCTAAATACTGGTAAGTTGGACTATTTACAGATGAAATTCTTATAAATTTAGACTTGTTAGGATATTCACCTGATAATGTTACACTAGATACTCCATTAGTAGTAGTTACAGCTTGTGACTGATCACCTATGGCTTTAGCAATGTAGTTATTAGATAAAGGATCCAAGGATAAATTAGTAAATTGTTCTAAAATAAGAGGTTTTGAGTTTGTGTCATCCCCCCTTCTAACTACTAAGCTAAAAGTACCAGCTTTTCTATTTACATTAGTTACTTCCCATTTGAAATTATCCTTGTTGCCAGTAGCACTGTTTAAATACTCTCCTTTACCTAAGGTACTAATTACAAAGGGATCATTAGTATTATTAGCAGCACCCCCTATTGAAGCGGATATAGAAGTTATTGCAGAAGAAGTTGCGGCTGTAAATGTACTTGCATCAGGTGCAACTCTTATTACAAGAGCACTAGCACCACCATTATCGAAGTAGTTTTTAACTGCTAGGTTTGTGTATAATTCATAAGCTTGAGAGCCCGATTTTATTACGGTTCCAAAAATATCTTTAAATTCTTGGTAGTTATTAATCCCTGTAGGGATTTCTACAGGACCTCTTGCAGTAGGACCTATAATAGCCATTCCTGAAGGGTCTGTTCCTGGGGTTATGTATGATTTATCTACTTCTTGTAGTAATACACCAGGTGATACTAAAGTTTCTGTTGCCATTTTATTTTTATTTTATAATATTAGTCTTCAAAGTTAGCTCCTGTTGGGGTAATTACGAAATCAAGAGCTATAAATTCCGCTGTTTTAGTAGGTTGTAAGAATACCTGTCCTATTAATTGGTTTTTATCAATTATATCGGCGGTATTATTTTGACCATCCATTTTAACTTGGAAAGCATATAATCCTTGTCTTTGGACTAAGTTTTCTAAGTATGGGTTAACTTGTCTTAGGAAACGTTGACGAGTTTCTTCTGTGTTTTGTTCAAAGACTAATTTTCTAGAGAATCCATCAACCGTATCCTTCACATCAAGTAATAAACGTCTAACGTTGACTCTATCGAGCGCACTTGCGGCTTGTTGAAGCGTTTTTTGCCCGAATACTACTACACCTTGTCCTGGGAAAGTTGCTAATGGATTAACTTTAGAAGTATATAAAGTATCTCTTTGTGCTTTACTTAATTTAGTTTCAACTTTTTTAACACCTGTTACTTTACCACGGGTATTACCTGCGGGTGCAAACCATGGGGCTGCAATACTATCATTTTTAGCATATACACCAGGTACTATTACAGAAGCGGGTGCCCAAACATCTCTTCTTAAATTTATGCTGGTTACTTGAGCCCATGGCCAGTAAGAAGCAGCAAATGAGGTATCTAATTCCTCTGTTTTTGTTGTTACTGTGTTTATAGTAGTAGTTCCATATGATACGGGGTCTACTAAAAATAAACTATCACCACGTGTTTCAGTATTAGCAATAATAGTAGCTATATCTGTAGAATGGTGTTCTTGGTTAAAACCAGGAACTATAAGGGTTTTAAATTTAAATTCTTCTTTATTAGTAAGAATATTAACAGCATCATCATAATCAGATGTTTTTAATCCCTGAATATTAACGTTAGCTCCTTCAGTAGAGGCACCTGCATATTGACCATAATCACCTGCTTCGCCTGTAGGAAGTAATGAACCTACACCCCCAAAGAAAGCACCACTTTGTGCTGTAGGGAGAGAAGCTGAATAAGAAGTACCTGCAGCGTCTGTTTGTACTGCGTTATTGATTGAATATTCATAAGTAGGTAAATTTACATCTTTTACTCTTATAAATTTAGACTTATTAGGGTATTCACCAGAAACTATAATACCAGTAGCATCACTATTTTTAGTAATTTTTTGATCACCAATGGCCTTAGCAACATAATTAGGTGAAAGGGGATCTAAAGATACACCAGTAAATTGTTCTAAAATAACAGGCTTAGAAGTTGAATCATCTCCTCTTCTAACAACTAAAGTAAATGTACCTGATTTATTGTTTATGTTTGTAATTTCCCACCTAAAGTTATCTGCAGATCCTGATTTTAAAATTCCTCCGGCAAATTTCTCGGGTGCCGTGGTTAATGCGATTGCATTATTGAGACCTTCACCCTCACCTATAGTTTCCAGGGTAAAGGGTTGTGTACTGCTTTTTGCAGAAGCGGATACATGTGTGCTATCGGCATAATCCCAATTAGCTGAAGAGGATACTACTCTAACTACTAAAAGGCTGGCACCCCCATTATTAAAATAGTTTCTAGCGGCTAAGCTAGTAAAGTATTCATATCCTTGGGAGGCAGATTCAAATGTAGTTCCATAGGTATCTTTAAATTCTTGGAAATTATTAATTAATGTAGGTACCTCAACGGGTCCTTTTACAGCAGGACCAATAATTGCTAATCCTGAAGGGTCTGTTCCAGGAGTAATGTAGCTTTTATCTACTTCCTGAAGTAATACACCCGGTGATACTAAAGTTTCTGTTGCCATTTTATTTTTAATTTAATGTTATTGTATACAAATATAGGGGACCCTAGTGGGTCCCCCATAAATATAAAAATAGTTTCAAAACCGAATTTATTCTCCTATCGGTGTAAATTCTCCAGTTTCTAAATTAATACTTCCTTTTCCATAAGTTTCAGTAAGAGAAGATACTAATCCTTGTTCTTTTCTTCTTACTTCATGAAGATTAGCTTCAACTTGCCCTTTTCTTTCATGTAAGTTAATTTCATCAATATGAACCTGCCCAGCTTGATGGACTACAGTAGCATAGAGTTGTTGAATTTCTCGGATTTGTCCGAGCTCATCATCATTAAATTTAATTGGATCTGCCATAACTTTTTAATTTTATACGTTTACATATACGTATGTAATAATTTTAAGAAACCCCATTTATTGACGAAATACTTGCAAGAGCAACACCATTTATTGATGCTATACTGGCTTTAGCTATTCCACCAAAAGAAGCTAAATTATCAGGCCCATCTGCTGCAGGAGCGGCTGCGGCTGCGGCCTGTTTCCGTGGTTGAGGTGAACGAACAAAGGGTACCCTACCTTGAACAAGTTTAGATTGTTCAGGTGTTTGAATAAACGGTATTCTACCTTGTACTAATTTCATTATCCTTCGTTAATTTTTAGATCAGTAAAATATACTGTAGCTCCTGATCCTACGTGGGGTTCAGTTCCTTGTGGGAGGTGTGGATTAGCTAATACTATATCTACGTGTCCTGAAGCTGTTGTTTGTACTGATAGATGTTGGTAAGCACTTGTTTGATCACCTGTGCCTGATGCCGCTTGGGTTACTAGGGGGTGACCAGTATCTATGTTAACTATTCTAATTTCGAGTGCAGTACCCGCATTATATTTTACTCCAACAGAAGCCGTAATGCTTCTGTGAGCATAAGATCCTATATTAAATGACCCATAGTCAGTAAGTTTAATAGCATGGTCACTACTTGAAATAAAGCTAGCTCCAAATTCTAATTCATGTTCATTGGGATAATAGGGGCCTGGAAATCCACCTTGGGTTCTATCATAATCGGTATAACCAGGGGTTTGAGATAAATTTCTCATAGGGGTACCAATTATATCTCTTTCGGCTGGTGGGATATAAGTATCTTTTAAAGCATTTGCTTCAAATCTTAATCCTGCTCCCGAAATAAAAGCTTCGAATGAAGCTACTTTTAAGTTGTTAAAATTCGTTGTCCCTGATCCTGTAATTTTTGTAGAAAACCAGTCTTCACCTGTACTGCCTGTAGGGAGGAGTTGAAAACCACTACCTAAAGGCATTCTAGGCCTCAATATTTGGGCTAAATCTTTGCTCATACCCGAATATCCTAAATAAGTAACCCCAGGAACTTCAGTAACAGTAAAACCTGCATCATCAGGACTATAATTTGCTGAACTTCCATAATCTTGCATTGCCATCATTGTAGAAGTAGCAGCGTCTGCATTTACACCAGGAAAAACTCCAGTACCATTACCTAATTCACCATCACCATATGCTCTATAGGATGCCATAGCTAGTCCTCCTATCATATAGTGATTACCATATTCAATTCCTTCATTACCTATTCCATAAACCATATTATTCATACCGGCACTATCTTTTATTCCAGTATAAGAACCTATAGCAAAACAATTATATAAGGCTCCATAATCACTTCCTGCATAACCGTACGAGTCATTATAATTTTGATTAAATCCATAAAAACCACCTATTGACATACACCCATAACCGAAACATTGATAAAACCCTATATAACCACATAAAGAAATACAATGAACACCATTTATTCTAGTAGCACCTATTCGGTTTCCTACAAAACTACAATTATAACATGTAACATCATGGTCATTGTCACCATAGATACCATACATTCCTCCTGTAAAATGGCAATTTTCCAAAAATATTCCTTCACTATTTGACGCATTAACACATCTAGTACCTGTGCCTTTTCCAGTTATAAGAGTAAGGTTTTTAAGATAAAAATGGTCATCAGTACTAAAACTCATTACATATGTGTTAGTACCTACACCATTACTATCTCTACAAGCTAATACTATTTCTCCTGGATTATCACTAGTTAAAAATTCAGCTTCTGTGTCTCCAATAATTTGGATAGGATTAGTTAAAGAACCATCTCCAACCATATAAACTGTAGAACTTTCAGGATAATAACCAGGCCCAATATATAATTTATCTCCTGCACTCGATAATAAAGCTGTACCTGCTGAAAAAGATGCTTTAGCAGCACCCACAGAAGTACCAGCATTACTATCATTGCCATTTTGGGCTGAAACATAATAAGTTGCCATTTTATATTATATTAATTGTTGTTATATTAGGTGGTTGCGTAGAAGCACTACCTGTAGATTCTGTTGATGATCTTATGTATCTAAATAATTCACCGTTCCTATAATCAGGAGTATAATGATATTCAGCAGTATATGATAAATCTAAAGTAGTATTGGTTAAGTAATCATATAAAGCATAATTCATGCCACTACTACTATCATACGGGATAGTTCTAACCGTGTCGCTATGTTTTTTTAGTTGACTATATACATAAATAGATGAAGATAAATAACGTTGTTCATCTTCTTGCATTTCAAGTTCAAAAACTTGTTCAGCCAATAAACTTTGGCTTCTCATTAAATTGTCTAATTGTTCACTCATTATGCTGTTATTACTATAAAGTCGTTACTTGGGTTAAAATAAATTTGTCCGTCAGAAGCATCTAAACAGTATCCAATAATTCTAACTACATCACCGTTGCCCGCCGGCGCGCCAGAAGTTGCTGCCCCATATACACTACTAACTTGTTGTTCATCTAAATATAGTACATCGCCTACCGCACCAGGATCATGGTCTAGTGTTACCATACCTTTAAGTAAGACACCATTAGTATCAGAGGCAGCACCTAATGCTACGCCTAATAATCCATCTGATGTTGAGGTAGCATTTGGGTTTGCTATTTCCCAGGTGCCATCCGATTTAAAATGATATATTCTGCCGGTTTGCATGCTAGTAGTTCCACCGAAGAAAACTACATCACCATCATGATCCCCATCCGTAGCCGAGGTTTTGCTTAATTTAATTTTAGGGGCTATAAGACTTCCATTAGTAACTTCTACTCCAGCAGTACTAACTGTTAACTCAGTTGTACTTCCGTTTGCTTGGAGTGCTATTTGGTTGTCAGCGGGTTGATAAATACCTGTATTTATATCAGTTCCAAATTTTATGGCAGGAGATGATTGGGAACCGTCACTACTAACTGATAAAGTATTACATGAAATAGACCCATCAAATCCTGCATCGCCGTCTTCGTCTATAAAGACCTTTTGAGTACCTCCTACACTTATTTCAAATAATACTTCATTATCAGTAGCAGAAGCCGGGTTTATTTTTAAACTACCTGTGATTTCAGAATCACCAACTAATCTTTCTACATCAGCACTTGCATCATATGCCCAAGAAGCCCCATTAGTAGTGTCACTAATAAATGTTACATCAAAACCAGTATTAGGCCCAGTTCCTACTGTTAATGTACCATCTATATCAGCATTACCATTTACATCTAATGCAGTAAGTGATCCTAACGATGTTATATTGGTTTGAGCTGCTGTAGTAAGTGTTACATCAGCTATTTGAGCAGAACCCGAAACAACTCCTGAAGGTAAAGTTGCAGAAACATTAGTTAATCCTGAACCATCACCTATAAATTCAGATGCAGAAACAAACCCACTTGCACTTATATCACTTGATGCAGTTATATTAGCAGTGGTAATAGCTTGCATTGAAATAGCTTCTGATGATCTGATTTGTGTTACATTTGAAATATTACCAAAAGTTATAGTACCACTATTATTAATAACACTATTAACTCCTCCTAATGATATAAAACCGTCTACATCTAATGTATTAGACGTTACCTTACCACTTGAACTAATATTACCTGATGCTGTTATATGTAAAGCACTATGGATACTGTTGCCATTTAAATCTAAATTAGTGGTAGCCGTGTGGTTACCTAAGTTATCACCTCCGGCAACAGCTGCTGCTAGTGAAGATGATACATTCGCAAAACCAGGGAGTGATAAAGTACCATCTACGTCAACATCATTAAATGTAACATTTGATGTGGTAGTTAATCCTTGGTTAATTGCTTTAACTGCTGCTAAATTACTTAGTTCAGAATCCATTAAAGCGCCAGCACTAGTTACATTAGATGTATTTGCGGTAAGTTTAGCATCGTTGGCAGTAACTCTAGTACTAAAAGAAGCACTTGCGGCTCCATTAGTGGTTACTCTTGTGCTAAACGAGGCACTAGCAGCTGTGAATGATCCCGAAATTCCTGCTTTTGTTAAGGCTTTAACTGTTGCAATTTCTGCAAGTTCTGAATCCATTAAAGCACCTGCTGAGGTTACATTAGATGTGTTTGCCGTTAGTTTAGCGTCATTTGCTGTTACTCTTGTACTAAATGAAGAACTAGCGGCTGTAAATGAACCTGAAATTCCTGCTGCTGTTATTCCATCTAATTTAATACCATCAGCTGCTACATCTCTACCATCAACAGTTCCTGTAACCGTTATGTTTCCTGTAACACCTAAAGCTTTACTAGTAGTAATTTGTTCATTTGCGTCATCAACTGTTAATAAAGTTCCCTGACCTACACCTCCTATATCTCCTGCAAATATTTTAAAACTACTACCTTGTAAATCTCCACTACTACTTAAGTATAATCCACTACCACCACCCCCATCAGGGTTAGTAAGTCTTATATGAGTATTTGCACCTATAAAATCACCATGGGTTTTAATATCTTGACTAGCACTTATACTATTTCCTGTTCCTCCTAAATCTACTTCTAAACCTCCTTGTGGGGAAAAATTAACATAAGTAGTAGTACCACCTGAATTTTGGATTCTAAAACTATCAGTAATCTCTGATTTTATATTTAATGATCCTACAACAACATTCTGAGTATCTAAATTGGCTACTGTTTGGGCCGAGCCTGAAACTAATGTTTTACCTTCAAGAGTATTAAAACTACTATTTAATGTTGATACATCTACACCATCAACGTTACCAACACTAGTAATAGCATTACCACCCATATTTAAATCTTGGGTAGCAGTATGGTTACCTAGGTTATCGCCACCAGCGGATGCTGCGGCAAGTGATGATGATACATTAGCAAATCCTGGAATTGATAAGGTACCATTTATATCGACACTACCCGTTGTGTTAAAACTACCACTAACCGCAACAAACCCATCACCAACTCTTAAACGTTGGGTATCTTCAACATGGAAATCAATATCAGTAGCACTAAATTCAATATATTCTTCATCAGTACCATTTCCTATTTTATTATTGCTTATATTGATTATACCATTTGCTGGCCTTAAATTGAATGAACTATTAGATACTGTTATAAAATCGGGGGAACCATCAGCATCTGATATTTTAAGTGTGCTTGCATGTATTTTTAAATCTCCAGTTCCCGTATCCTTAATAAAACTATCACTACCATCGTGGTAGATTTTTAAATCACCTGCAGCACCAAATGAAGCCGAATCATTGTCTCCAAACCCTATATTTTTTCCGTTTGCATCTAAATCACCCCCTAATTGTGGGGAAGTATCGTCTACTACGGCACTTATCCCACCAGCGGATGCTGCGGCAAGTGATGATGATACATTAGCAAATCCTGGAATTGATAATACTCCTCCTATAATTTCTGTACTACCCGTTAATTTTAAGCTGCCTGTAA